GTCCGTCACTCTCGAAAAAGTCCACGCGGACTAACCGGATGGGACTCTTGGCAAGTTCATTTATTTTTTTGTACACGTCACCGGAGACCCCCACCAACTCCCTCGGCGCGTCCTCCGAATACTTGACGGTCTCCACTCCCCGGTAAAACTCCTGGAGGAACACCAACTTCCCGTCGACCATGTGAAATTTCAAGTCCCGCACGTCTCCCAAGTGCTCCTCGATGATGATGTGGGGGTCGTTGTATTCGTAGTGGAGCTGGCGCCTCCTGTGCTCGTTTCCGGTTTGGTGAAATTTCGTGGCGAGGAATTTCCTCGCGCGTCCCTTGATCTTGTGGGGTTCCACCACCCTCTTATCGTTCACGACGATGTTCATTCTGGATCCGTGGGTGTTCTTGAGGACGTACCGGTTCGGGCACTCGTCGCTTCCCAGATATTTTTCCAAATCCCTCACATCCTTCGTCTTGTAGTGCGTGCGCGGCAGGAGGTGGGCGTGTTGGGGAAGATGTTCCCGAACCCACGCCTTCATCATCTCCTTGTCCGAGAGGTGTCCCTTGAGTTTGAGTTCCACACCCATACCCTCCTCGCATATCTGATTGTATCTCACACCGGACAGGTGGTAGTAGTACACGACTAAGATTGATAAAGTTATGATCAATAGCCAGAACATTAATATATGTTAGATATAAAATGAAGGGCATAATCAAAATTATTTCAGTGGTGGTCGCTCTCCTCCTGTTATACACTTTCACCGGGAGTCAACTCTTGAGTGCCCAGCAGGCGAGATCTAAGATCGCCACCGGGGAGATCACCGCAGTCGTCGACGTGCGCACGTCCGTGGAGTACTCCAACGGACATTACCCGGGTGCCATCCACATCCCCGTGAATCAAATCTCCAGGGAAACCACGACGACGCTTCCACCGCGCGGTCTTCTCGTGTACTGCAACACGGGTCAACGCGCTCGATACGCCGCCAAGCAACTCTCGTCCCTCGGATTCAAGGACGTCTATTACATCGCGTGCACGTACACATGTCTGTCATCCAACAACTGAGGGACCGCCTCGAAATGGGACGCGCCAAATACGGCCACGGCGTGCGCGTGGACGACGATCCGCGGACGTGGGGGTGTGTGAAAAACTCGTGGTTCGAGATGGCCCGGGAGGAGTTCCTCGATGGGATCATCTACTGCGTCGCCGATTACGTCCGCACGAAGGAGAAGAGACGCTCGAGGAAAGAACCGGACGATAACGACAGGATTCTCCGGTTCGTCGACGCACCCGCGACGATCGAATCCCTCAAACACCGACGAATCGTGTTGCTTTTGAAACAACTTATAGAGGATTGTCAATAATTACACAATATGAAATCTTTCGCGTGGTACGACGAGGATGATTGTGACAAAGAAATTCGACGCCTCGAGAAAAAATGGTTCAGGGGGTGCGTGACCACCCTCGGATACAAACAATTCGGAAAAGACATCCTCGACGACGTCACGCCTGTGGAAATCAAACAGGGGACCCTCCGGATCGCGTACAGAGAGCACGTGGACGATCTGTGCTCGCTCCGGACGCGGATGAAACAACTCGGGTGCTACTACGATTACGAGCAAAGGTGGCGGAGCGTGCGGAAACAGATGCGCGACGCCAGGGATCTCCTCTCCATCCACTACGACATCATCGACCGAACCGGTAACGATCGAAAATGTGCACGCCAGCCCTAAAATTGAAATACAAAATCATACATAACGCGTCCGAGATGTCGTGTCTCCTCTCACCCTCTGGTATGTCCCACGTGATGTAACGAGAAGCGATGGACTCTGTCCTCTGCTTGCGTCCCTCGTAATCGAGATGGCGCATACCAAAGTGTGTGTGAAGACTCGTCGGTGACACGAGGATAACCTTGTCGCGAAACATGTAGTGGAGCAAAGTCTGAATGTTCGTGAATCCCCCCGGGGGTTGTCTCTCGATGAGAATTTTTTCCGCGGCGTCAAAGGTGGATTGGTAATCGTTCACAAACAGGGGCACGAGGTCCGCGATCTCATTCGTGGGCGCTATGTATTTATAATCCTCGAGGCTGACTCTCTTCACGAAATCGACCGTGACCCCGTCGCCCTTGAGGGGGCACTCGGCGAGAACGATACCCATATTGTGATATCCGATGTCGATTGATAAAACTTTCATTCGCGTTACAAAATTATTCAGTTTGTTCTTTATCTTTAACTTTTTCTTCGTCAACCTCGACCTCGTTGACGCCACCGTCGTGGATGTTTCTCAAAAACCGCACCGATCCCTCGAGCCGGAGAATCTCCTTGGTGATACGTTCGATACGTCCGATGGTTTCCTCGATGTTTTCATCCACGGATCTCTTGGGAACGACGTAATCCTTCTCTTTGAGTTTTTCTTCGTCGATCTCCAGGGTTTCGACGCCCACCTTCCGGAGACTTTGCAACAACTGGAGTTGACCCTCGTAGCGCAACACCTCCTGGCTCATTTGAGCTATTTGATCCAGGTTGGCCTTGATGTTTTCCTCGATAGAAACCTTCTGCATCCTGTGTGCTATACAGGTTCAACGCTCCGATCTTTTAAGTCTAATAAAGGATGCACCCGTGGAATAGTTAGGAAGATGTTGTGTCGATCGGGATACATCGTCGACAAGTGTCCACAAATCGGTGAAATTAAAAAAGAACTCACTGTCAGGCCAATAGTCAATGGGGAGTTTGGTTTTCCTCCACCGCCTTTTAAAGTATACAGAGCAACGAAGACTGGAATCTGCGTTCCAAGATACTACGGAATTGATCGATTTGGAGAACCTCCGCACGACAAGAGACCCGAACCGGTCAAGATGCACGTCACCTTCACCGGGACCCTCCGAGACAGCACCCACCAGAACACAGCACTTGCGAAGGCTGTCGAGGCGGGTCACGGAGTTTTGTCGCTTCCGTGTGGGTATGGGAAAACCACGGTGGCCCTGGCGATCGCGTGTCGCCTCGGGTACAGAACCATGATTATCGTTCACAAGGAGTTCCTCGCGAATCAGTGGGAGGAGAGAATACACTTCTTCTGCCCCGGTGCTAAAATCGGGAGGATACAACAAAAAAAGTTGGAGGTGGAGGGGTGTGATTTCATCATCGCGATGCTTCAAAGTCTTTCGCTCAAGGAGTACGACTTCAAGGATTTCGACAGCGTGGGGACGGTCATCGTCGACGAGGCGCATCACATCTGTGCCAAAGTGTTCTCCCAGTCTCTGTTCAAAATGTGTCCGAAACACATATTCGGCCTCAGCGCCACACCGGAGAGGAAGGATGGTCTCACGAAAGTTCTTCACTGGTTCATGGGGAAAACATTCTTCAGCGTGGAGAGAAAAAATAATCGAGACGTGGAGGTGTTTCCGGTGACGTACGAACACCAAATGTTCCGGGATCCACCCCCGTGCATGAGGAACGGGAAGATTAGTCTCCCGAACATGGTGACCCAACTGGTCGAACTCAGGGACAGGAACCAAATGTTGTGTGGACTCATAAAAAAAGCGAGCGCGGGTACCCGGAGACTCCTCGTGTTGAGTGAGAGGCGTCAACACTGTGAGATGTTACACCAGGTGTTCAAAAGTTGTTCGGGACTGTACATGGGGGGGATGAAACAAAAAGATTTGGAGGAAAGTTCAACCAAGAAGATTATTTTCGCCACCTTCTCCCAAGCCCACGAGGGGTTAGATATTCCCGCCCTCGACACCGTTCTCCTCGCGAGCCCCAAGAGCGACATCGTCCAGTCTATCGGGAGGGTGATGCGAGAGACGGCCGGGAAGCAAAACAACCCACACATATACGACGTGAGGGATGATTGGAGTATTTTCACAGCCATGTATTACAAGAGGTTGAAAGTGTACAGAGCCGGTGGATTTAAGATTCACGGGAAAGTTCCCGAACCGGTGGACCACGACGAGCCCATGGTGAAAGGGTTTTCTTTCGAAATTTAATTGTAGACTCTATTGTAATAAGGAGGATGTCT